CCCTACCTCCTCGCCTCTTCCTCTATGTCCGCCGTCGCCACGCTCCTTCGTGGAGTGCAGCGTCTTGGTGCGACATCTAGGCGAGTGAGCTCGTTGATCATTCGTCCCCTCATCTTCGCTGTCTTGATCTGGGCCCTCCACCGGGCCTACAAGCACGTCGTGAGCCACCATGTCATCGTCATCGACGCCCCCCCGCACGTCACCCCCTTCCCCTCTTCCGCCACCCTCAAGCAGGTTGTGGCGTCTGGGGGGGTGACTCGTGCACCCCTACCGCAGGCGGTCGTACTGCCGATGGTGGGATGTGGGGCGGACGGGAACCCGCATGATCCGATGACTCTCTCTCGGACCACCGCCCGTCGCAACGCCTACGCCGCTGCCTTGGGGTTCTTCACCCCTGGGCGCGATGGCGTGCTCATCGATGTCGGTGCCGCCGTATCGCGGCCTCTCACCGCGATGGTCCCCGACCACGTCCGCCTCGTCCGTGTGCAACTCCCGTCTTTGGACGGGGTTCGCCGCGCGGACTCCGCGCCGGGTGACTTTCTTGTCCTCGACGACGAACAAGCGGTCGCGGACCTCGCAGCATCTCACGTCGCAGCTGGGCGTGATGTTGTCGCCGTCTTCATTGACTCCGCCTACTACGCGTCCGAGTCCCTCCTCGTCTCTCTCGCCCACACTGCCCTTGCGGTCATCACCCAGGAGCACGTGTACCCCACGCCTACCGGTGCCTTCCTTGACGACAAGGGGCAGCCCATGATGGTGTGGACCCCCGCCACTTCCCTCCCTGGCGTGGTCGTGTACGTGCCTAACGGCGCTACGAATATCGGCTACGTTCATGTGGGGAACCATGCCCCTTGGGCCTGGCGGGACGGGTTCTTCTACGACGGGGCCTCCGGACGCTACGCCATGGTGCAGTCCCACAACGCCAATGACATATACGTGCTCTCCATCCTCCGCCGCCCCAGCGGCCGCATCGTCTCCCACTCCTCGCAGCGCATCACGCGCGTGGAGTACGGCTGGGACGCTCATTTGGAGGTGGGGGGCATGCGCGCTTGGGTCATCGCGGGCCTTCAGGGTGCATACCTTCTCGCCGAGAAGCACGGCGGGACCTACGTGCCCCGCGCCGTAGGCAACCACGGCAACCCTGCGGCCCTCTGCAGTGCCGGGATCCGGGTGACGGAGAAACTGTCTGCCCTGATCGCCGGAGACACTCGCGCCTCCGCCCAGTTGGAGCTGAGCCTCAACCGGAGCCTGTCCACGACCAAGGAGGGCTCGGTTGATCAGGCTCGCTTCCTCGCACTCGGGGGCACGGCTCAGGCATTCGTCCTTGCGCAACGCTCGGGGGCCTCCCTGGCCCTCTGGCTCCAATCGGCCTACATCATCCCCAGCGCGCTATCTCGACTCCACTCCACCCTCGCCGACGCTACCCGGGGTGTGATCGTGCCCATTAAGACGTGCACGGTCCCCCAGGTTGCTGGCGAGGAGCCCTCCCTCGTCATCCACAGCACCGCCCGTGTTACCTGGCGTCTCGGCTTCGCCCAGCCGCGCAACGCCGGGACCAGCATTGGGAGCGAAGTGTCGTGCCTCTCCGCCCAGGTCTCGCCTGTGAACGCCGCCCACGCGGTGATCACTCGCCAGTGCCAGCCTCGGCCTCCCACTGATCCCACAGCTGTGGCTGCCTTCCGCACGTACGTCGAGCGGGTGGTAGCGCCACATGGGGAACTCCAGCCCGCCTCTGTTGCTGACGTGCTCGCCTCCCGCCCTGCGGCGGAGCGCAAGCGCCTCAGCGCTGACTATGCCATGCTCAAGGCCGAGCTTGGCGTCGCGGCTGGGGACGATATCGTGGATGCCCTCACCAGCGGGGTGAACGACGCGCGCATCAAGGTGTTCCAGAAGGATGAGGTGGGCGGCGCCCGCGCTCGCAACATCAGCTCTCCCCCCACCGCCATGCGGGTCCTCCAAGCCCGCCTGCTCCAGCCCATCGAACACGCCACGCTAGCGCTGCGTGACAGCTTCTTGGCCGACCACACCGCTGTGGTCCCTGCCCACGCCTACTCCCTGGTCAAGGGGCTCACGCCCCCTGAGGTCCCGCCGTACATCACGTATGTGTTGGAGCACACCGTCCCGCAGTGGGCGCAGTGCCTCGTGTACGACGCCGACTTCTCGTCTTTTGACGGCACTCAGGGTACGGCGCTCTTGGCCGCCCAGCACGTGATGTTCGACGCTCTCGCCCCCCGCTACCGCGCCCTCGCCCACGATGTGTATGACTCGACCCGCCGCTGGGTCGGGCACAACCGTCATGGCCTCACCATCTCCACCACTGGCACGCGCCGCTTCGGGGATGGGGACACTTCCTTCGGGAATGCCCTCATCAACCGGGGATGCTGCATGCTGGTCCATGAGTCTATGGCTGAGGTGCGGCGCCTGCCCACCACTGGCCGCCTCGCCCACTTCGCTGAGGGTGACGACGGCATCGGGTTCATCCACCCGGAACTGGTGGCGTCGTGGGGCGGCGAGGAGAAGTATGCGGAGGAGTTCAACGCGCGCATGTTGTCGTATTTTGGCCTCACGGTCAAGTTCGCCTTCAAGACGTGCGATGAGCTGGTGGAGTTCTGCGGCGCCTCTCTCGTTCTCGCTCCCTTCCACCCTCGCGGGTGGGACGACCCGCGCGCGTCCATCCCCACTAACCCGATGGTCGCGCGCATCCGCGCGGACCATTGCGGTGAGTGCAACGGCCCGTGCATCGCCCCACTCGTACAACGCATCCCCGTCCTCAACCGCATGAACGGGGTTTCGTTCTTCGACCTCCACCTGACCTCTCGTCAGGCCCACGACCCCACTACCAGGATCCCCCCTGGTAACTACCACCTCGTGCACCACAACCTACGTCTCCCTGTGCAGGTTGTGCGGCGCGCTGACGGCTTGGCGTACACCCTTGTGTATCCAGGCCCGGCCGGCGACGCCCACTCCATGCTCCGGAACTTCGCCCGTTCCACCGTCGCGCCTTACCTCTTGGACGCTGGCGGCAACACAGTTGTGATGCTCGGGTTTGGGATCCCCGCCAACATCTCCGTGATGTGCCAGTCCCCGGCACTCACGTTCCGTCTCTATGACCGCCTCCTCGACGCGGGGGTGGACATGGCGTGGTATGCAGTGCCCAACCTCCGGCGCACGTATGCCAAGCTTACCACCACTGCGTCCCGCCTCCCTTCCTGCCCTACTCATGTGGGCAGCGGCGCCTACGACTTGGACTGTGGGCGCTGCCGTGCGTCCTACATGGCTGCCATGCTGATGCTCCGCGCTCGCATGGTGTGCCTCCTCGCTACCGGGTGCACGATGGGCCCGCTTGTCCACCTCGCCACTGGCGTCATCCGCCTCACCGAGCCCCTGGTCGCCACCGGGGTGTCTCAGGAGGTGCGTGACCGCGTCATGCACGAGGTGTGGACATCCGAGGACAGGAAGAGGTGGCGGTGGTTGGGGCTGACGGCTGATGATGTAGCGGGTGCTGCGGGTAAGGTACCGTGGCTGAGCGTGGCTAGCAGCATCTGGTGGGCGGGCTCCCGTGATGAGTACGCCCGCCAGGGTGTTGACTACGACGCAGCCATGGACTGGGCCAACGCCGTGCTCGACTTCATCGCCTCTAGGGGTCCCATGCCTCCGCCATTCATGCAGGACCCTGAGCTGAAGCCCGGCACCCGTATCGTGGAGGAGTCGGAGGACGTCACATGGAGCTTCGAGTGCATGCAGCGCCTCGCTGGCGGGGTGCGCGGGCCTGTGCCTGCCGCCTTGCCTGCCCTGCCGACTGCGCCCCCCCCTGCCGTCCCCCCAGCGCCTGGTGCGGGTCAGGCACCACGTGGGGGGCCTGCCGGGCGTCAGGGCCGCGGGGCCGGGGGGGGGGGGCGCGGCCGCGGCCGCGCTGGTCGGTGAAGAAGTGGAGCAGAGAGAAGAGTAGATTTGAGTCCAAGTGAGATGTAATGTGTTTCTACTAGTGTAATATGTTTTGTGTCTTTTCCAGAGTCCCCGTCCGTCAGTCGGATATGCCTTCATTGGCAGAGACCTAACTTTACGTTGGGCCGGGGACTCGGGGGGCCTCGGCTGCGGCTTTCATAGCCCAGGGGCACATCGTCCACGCCCCCCCCTTATTAACCGATTGACTCGCCATCGGCTGGTAACCCCGCAGTAGCGGGCTAACCAGGGGCACATGATCCACGCCCGCTTTACCCGACGATCCCGTGCACAATTTCTTCTTTTTGCCCTGCAGAGGTAGCGTATTAACGGACCGCCACCAATCGCTCCACTAGTCCCTCTTTCTTATCGACAGTACGAGCCATGCAATCCGATTCTTCTTACGCTACTGAGCTTAAGTCAAAGCTCGAGGCTCACGGCATCACCGGCCATGGCGCCGAGTGGGTCAACACCGCGCTCCACCCCGCAGGTGGGCGTGAGGCGAAGATTCCCGATGGTTCCAGCGCCGCCGGCCTCAACCCGAGATACGTGGTGGAGCGCCAGATCAGCGCGCCAGCGGGCATTACGACGCCTACGTGGGATGCGATGATCATCTCCCCACCGTCTGACCGCCTCTCCGCCGTGGTGATGACCGGCAATGCTGGCGCCGATTTTTCCCTTGGCGGGACCTCCCCTGCGACGGTGCTTACGTGCAGCCCGATGGTGAACAACCCGGTGACCCTTGCGTCTCCGGAGCTCACGGGCTTCTTCCAAGCATCGAACGGGACCATCAGTACGACGTCAAACTCGTATGGCCCCGTGTTCTCCGCAGAGCTCCCCGCCGCCTGGCGCACCACTGCCGCGAGCCTCACTGTGTACATGACTGCTTCTGACCTCTACAACGGGGGGACTGTTTATTCTGCCCAGTTCCCCCGCGAGACCTACAAGACGGACCGCGGCGTGGTCGACACCAACGCCGTCGGCTCGGCGTGGGGTCTCCTCGCTCTTGAGACAGTTCATCTGCCTCTCAGCGAGGCAGACATGGCCCTGATGTCCTCGAAGATGTACACCGCGCCCGCTAAGAACGGGGTCTACATGCCTTTCCGCCTCCTGGGCCCTACCCAGGAGTTCGCGGAGCCCGTGGGTGCCGAGCGGTACTACACGGGCTCGACCTGGTTTGTCCCAGGCATGGTCGACTCGATCGCGAGCGCGACTACGAACCGCACATCCTCTATCTTCCGGGTGGGTAGCCAATACTCCCCCTACCGGACATCTTTCTGCCCCGACTACGCCCTTGGGCCTGTCGCCAACGCCCCGTCCTACTTCTCATCCACGTCTTTCGACCAGCACCGCAACTGGGGGGTCACAATTTTCCGTGGCCTGCACCCGGACGCCACCCTAACTGTCAAGACAGTCACCATCCTCGAGGTTCTCCCTACCACCCTCTCGCCCGCCCGCCAGTATACCTCGCCGGCAGTGGCACAGGACCGCAAGGCCCTGGAGGCGTACTACGCTATTGCGTCTAACCTCCCCGAGGTGGTGGCTGCCCGCCACAACTTCTTCGGCTCCATTCTTCCCATCCTCTCCAGCGTGGCGTCCAAGGTGCTTCCCTACGTGGCTCCCGCCATCTCCACCGGTCTCTCGGCGCTCGCCGAGCGCATCCGCGGCCCTCCTCCCGCCTTGGCTCCTCCCCCTATGGTGCGCGCCCCCCGGCGCAGCGCCTCGGTGGCGTCATCGCGGGTGTCCATGAAGGCCCGCAAGAAGAAGGTGAAGATCGCGCGCAAGCCCCGCAAGTAATCGTCTCGTCGTGGTAATCAGGTCCCTGTTTATAGCTGTCCCTACCTCTGTATTTTTCTTCCTTCGGCAAATTACCCTCCCGGCATACTGGCACAAATCCGGGAGAGGAGTCACGGTTGTGCATCCCATGCGGCTTCATTGACGCATGATGAGATTATCGGCTCTACGTCGCTTCATACGATCCCTACGCCTCACCCATTAGCGTTGTGAGCTCCGAATGGGTAGTTAAGAAACAAAATAATAATTGTAGAACCGATAACCGTCCCTGCAGAC